CCACGCCGCAGGTGTTCCAGGGAAACAAGGGCGGCAGCAAGCCAGCGACTTACCGGGCCACCGGGTATGAAGCGCCGAGCTTCTCCGCTTGCGTGAGTGGCGTCAACTTCGTTTTTAATCTGGGTGACACTTTGCTCCAATAGGGATAAACTACCATTTCAGTCGCACAACGCCCAAAGAGGCGAAGGTGGCTTAAAAAAACAGGAGTGTTACCCATGGACGCAAGTCAAAACCGTATTGTCAATTTTCTGGCACTTTTCAAGCAATTCCGTGATGCGAACGCCCACCTGCCGAATCGAGGACTTCTTAAGCTCTTTGCTGAACGGGTTGACGTGTCTCACGTTTTTCTGTCGCACGTCAAGTGCGGACGAAAGCAAATCGGCGCATCCATTGCCCGAAAGATCGAAGCTAAGTGCGGCCAGCCTCACGGATGGATGGATCAGCCCCACAGCCCGGCCGATGCCCAGACGGGTGCAGAGCGTGCGCTTGTGGAGCAAATCCTTGCCATTTATCGAAATTCACCTGTCTCCACTCAACGACTGATTACTGATGCCATCAAAAAAGCCCTCACCCCCGAAGCGCAACAACCACCACCAAAACCCTGATTGGGATGAAGTAGTGGGCCTGCTGGCTGACGTGCCAGCGGACAAGCTGCCGGGATTGCTGGCTGAGGTGCAGGAGATTGCGAAGCAAGGGGCGAAGGATGGGGCGTAAGTCCGTTCTATCCGAAAAGCAGTGGGCAGAGATCGAGCGCAGGCTGATCGCAGGGGAGGGTGCGCGGGCAATAGCCCCTGATTTCAAAATCAACGAATCGGCCATTAGAAAACGGTTTGGTACGCAGCCGAAACAAATAAAAGATATTGCAAATCAAGTACTTGCAGCGGAGCAGGCTTTTAAGGCGCTTCCGATAAAGGCGCAGATTACGGCGCAAGGCCTAATCGACGACCTCCGCGCCGTATCGCTGCACCTTGCCGGCGCTGCCAAATATGGATCGGCGACCGCGCACCGCCTATCCGGCATCGCTCATGGCAAGGCCCAAGAGATTGACGACGCCGCGCCGATGACCGAGCAGAGCATGGAATCCCTCAAGGGCATTGCTGTCCTGACCCGCATGGCCAACGAATCAAGCCAGATCGGATTGAATCTACTGAACGCCAATAAGGACCGCATCAAGCGCATTGAGGACGCTGCCGAGCAAGACACAGGAGACAGCGATGCTGACGCCCGCGCTGAAGCGATTGCTCTCCGTCTGGAAGCAAGCATCGCCACAGCAAAAACTAGCTGAACTCAGGCGCGACAAGTCCATTCAGTGGCTTTGGCCGTTGTGGGCGCGTGACACCCAGCTGCCTCCTGATGGGGATTGGTCCGTCTGGATGCTCATGGCAGGCCGTGGATTCGGCAAGACCCGGTGCGGCGCCGAATGGGTGCGCGGGATGGTTGAATCGAAGCGGGCAGGGCGCATTGCTCTGGTGGGGCCGACTGCCGGCGACACCCGTGACGTGATGGTGGAGGGCGAATCAGGCTTGCTGAACATCTTCCCGCGCCGCAGCCGACCGGTGTACGAGCCATCCAAGCGAAAGGTGACTTTTAGCAACGGCGCGATTGCCATGCTCTACAGCGCCGAGGAACCCGATCGCCTGCGAGGCCCGCAGCATGATGCTGGGTGGGCCGACGAGCTGGCCGCCTGGAAGTATCCCGAGACGTGGGACATGCTCCAGTTCGGCATGCGCCTGGGAGAAAACCCGCTGCAGGTGGTGACGACCACGCCCAGGCCAAATAAGCTGGTGCGCGAGATTCTGAAAGACCCGACTACCGTTGTTACGCGAGGCAGTACCTACGACAACGCCGCAAACCTGGCCGCCCCGTTCCTAAAGAAGATTACAGCCAAGTACGAGGGCACGCGCTTGGGCCGGCAGGAATTGAATGCTGAGTTGCTGGACGACAACCCCGGCGCGCTGTGGCAGCGCAGCATGATCGATGCGACCAGGCGCAAGAAAGGCGAGATTCCGCCCATGCGCCGTATTGTGGTGGCCGTCGACCCGGCAGTGACCACAAACGAGGAAAGCGACGAGACCGGCATTATCGTGGCAGGACTTGGCGAGGATGGACGGGGCTATGTTCTGGAAGACCTAACGTGCAAGGAAACGCCCGCACGCTGGACACAAATCGCCCTTGACGCCTACAACCGCTGGCACGCCGACCGCATCGTGGCCGAGACGAACCAGGGCGGCGACATGGTAGAAGCGCTTTTCAGGTCTCTGTCTGTGACCGTGAGCTATCAAGGGGTCCACGCAAGCAAGGGCAAATTCTCTCGCGCCGAGCCTGTTGCTGCCCTGTATGAACAGGGGAAAATCTCGCACGTTGGCAGTTTTGCTTACCTGGAAGACCAGCAATGTGACTACAACCCGGTGGTTGCTACGCGCTCGCCCGACCGCATGGATGCGCTGGTCTGGGCCTTCACCGCCTTGATGCTCGATACCGGCTCATTTGGCTTGCTGGACTACTACGCCGAGACCGGCGCCGCAGCGGCAAAGCAGAAGACGGACGCTGAAAAGACCGCTGAACCGGATGCCGCCCCGCAACCCGGCTTCCCGTGGCAATAGATAAACGTCAAAAATAGTCGCATAATCGCCACATGGCCACAGGTACACGCACTCCAATCGAGTCCGGCATGATTGCGCGGGCAGTTCAAGGCGTGCGTTATGCACTTACGGGCGTGACTCCGGAAGGTTGGTACTCACCCGGCCAGCCGCTGCAGCCGCAGGCCCAGGAAGAAGCCAAGGGCCGTGCCTTCGACTTTGCCACGGGCTACAACACCCGCATGACGCCACGCGGCGAGGAGGCAATCAGCTTCACGCAGCTTCGCGCCCTGGCAGACGGCTACGACCTGCTGCGCCTGGTGATCGAGACTCGCAAAGATCAGATCAGCCGCTTAAAATTCACGATTACGCCGACTGACGACACATTGAAGCCCGATGCCCGGTGCAAGGAAGTGCAGGATTTTTTGCGCTTCCCCGACAAGGAGCACGATTGGGATAGCTGGATCCGCATGGTCATTGAGGATCTGTTGGTGCTGGACGCGCCGACGATTTACCCGCGCATGAATCTGGGCAACACGCTCTACGCACTGGAGCCCATCGACGGCGCGACCATCAAGCGCGTGATCAGCATTGACGGCCGCACACCAATGGCGCCTGAGCCCGCATATCAGCAGGTCATCAAGGGCCTGCCTGCCGTGGATTACTCGCGTGACGAGCTGATCTACAAGCCGCGCAACAGTCGCACGCACAAGGTTTATGGATTCTCTCCGGTGGAGCAAATCTGCATGACGGTGAACATCGCCATGCGTCGCCAGTTGTACCAGCTGCAGTATTTCACGGAAGGCAGCGTGCCAGACCTGATCATGCAGGTGCCTGAGACGTGGAACCCCGACCAGATCAGGCAGTTTTCGCGGTGGTGGCAGGAGAAGCTTGAAGGCAACACGGCAAACCGCAGCAAGGCGATGTTTGTGCCATCTGGCGTCAAGCCGGTGGACACCAAGGAAAAGGCCCTGCACGACACCTTTGACGACTGGCTGGCCCGTGTGGTCTGCTACGCCTTCAGCATTGCCCCGTCCGGCTTCATCAAAGACACCAACAAGGCCGTGGCCGGCGTTGCGAAGGACGTGGCCACCGAAGAAGGCTTGATGCCCATCATGCAATGGGTCAAGACCCTGATTGATTACGTGATCGTTAAGTATTTTGGCTATGCCGATCTGTGCATGGAGTGGGATGCCGAGGAAGATCACGACCCGCTGCAACAGGCCCAGATCAACCAAATCTACCTTGCCGCGAAGGTGGTGACGCCGAAGGTGGTGACGCCTGATGAGGTCCGCGCCGACCTGGGTCGCGACCCTTTGACGCCCGAGCAGCAAGAACTTTTGACACCGCCCCCACCGCCGGTGATTGCAGGCGGTGCCAATCCAGACGGAACGCCCAGCACACCCAAGGGCGCAAACGACGCCAACAACATCCCGAACGCCAGCGAAAAATCCGCCATGCCCGAGATCCACAATCACATTCATGTCACGACACCGGACGTGATGGTGGACGTTGGGCCGACCACGATTCACGCCAGCTTCGACAAGCCCGAATCTCTCACGGTGGCGTGATGCGCCTCACAGTCTGCCGCTGCGCCGAGAAAGTCAGCTTCACCAGCCTGGTGAAGAGGTCCAAGGCCAAGCCGATTGACCGCGAGCGCAAAGCAGTCAAAACGGCGCAGTTCAAGATCAAAGGCGTGATGCGCAAGTTCTTGGCCGGCGCTGCAGCCAATATCGCCGTGCAGGTGGATCACGCGCTGGCCATGAGGCAAAAAATGTCCGGCGACGAGAGGGCGGCAATCGAAGCGATTGTGGCAAGCCTGAATTTCACTGACTGGCAGACGCTGACCGGGCAGGTGGAGCCCATCATCAAGACGCTGCTGATCGACTCCGGACAGGTGGCGCTTGATCAGATCGACGCAGCCACAGCGACAGCCCTTGACCTTGTGAATGAGCGTGCCGTGGAGTATGCCAAGCAGCGCAGCGCCGAACTGGTGACGAACATCAGCGAAAGCACGCGCGGCATGCTCAGATCAGACATTGCCGACGCCATGGAGTCCGGCGACCGCAATACGGACCTGGCTGCAACGCTGGCCGACAACTACGCCTTCAGCCCTGAGCGCGCCATGATGATTGCCAGGACCGAGGCCGCCTACGCGGACGTGCAGGGCAATCTTGATGCCTACCAGATCAGCGGCGTGGTGGAGTCAAAAGAATGGATCACGGGAGCTGGATGCTGCGACCTGTGCGACGAGTTGGACGGCGACGTTATCCCTCTGGATGACACGTTTAGCACCGAGGATGGGCCTATATCTGGACCCCCTTACCACCCGAACTGTCGGTGTGACATTTTGCCCATAACCAAAGACGACGCAGACATTGATGCGTTAAACGCCTAAAATTGGCGCATTGTAAACAGAGGGCAGACCATGACACGCTACAAATTACCCAACTTTGCGAGCGCTTTCGGCGCTGATCGGGCTTGGGGTGGTGGCGCGAAAGCCATCAAACACTGCGAATCTT